ACGCCCTCTCCACCCAATGCGGCGCCAGCTGGCTCAGTCCAGAGAAGGCGGGGAGGTTGAGGGAGTTGATAAAAAATCTGCGTGCGCTGGTTCCGATTCGTCCACGAGCGATTAGTTACGATGACGGATGGGTGATTCTGGATCATGTGCAGGATGTGTTTCTACCACAAGCTGAGCAAGCCCTAGCTGAAACGGAGGCGAAGTGATCAAGTTCAGTCAACCGAGCGACTACCGATTTAATGGGCGTGAGATTTGGGTAAATCCGGCTGACGTGGTCACAGTAACAACCACCGATTACACCGATTACGGTCAGTGTATTGTGAGAATTCGAAACGGAGAGGCATTCACTGTTCAGGGGCAAAAGGATGTCATTGCGGAACAGATAAACAAAGCCCTGGCCGAAACGGAGGACGCGAAGTGACCCCGCAAGAGATCAACGTGGCGATTGTGGAGGTGTGTGGCACGGGTGATCCGCACTGGTTTTGCCCTATATGTGAACAGCAAGTTAGTCCTGAGATGGTCACGTTTCACGAAACACATCAAGCCTGCGGCGGAATGTGCACCTGGAGAACATCACCCGACTACATCAACGACCTAAACGCCTGCGCTGAGATGCGCAAGTGCGTGCCGGAGGGGAAGCGAATGGAATACGCGCTTACGTTGAGTGCAATTTGTGGCCGACAAGCTAAGTATACGGCGTGGGCATGGAGCAAGGCCAACGCTAGTGCCGAACAGCACTGCGAAACTTTCCTGCGCGTGATGGGAATTTGGAGTGAGGAATGAAACAAAAACATTGGATGCAAACCGGAAAACGAACAGTTTGCCCGGCGTGTCTTAGGCTTGTGTACTCCTATTATAGATGGACACAATGGGAGAGATTTGTAATTTCCCACAACGATCCAAAAACCGGACTGATCTGCATAGGGAGTCGCGCGGTTATTTGCAGGGGGGTGGAGGAATGAAACGCCCGCGCACATTCTACCTCACCAAGTTTCCGCTCGCCTATTATCATAATAGAACATGGTGGCGTGCTGGCGCGAAGGATCGTGCTTTGGCGTTCCTGAAGCATGTTGAGGAGAAATACGAGGTGAAGGGTGAACTGATAAAAGTGAAGGAGTGCCGATGAATACAACCACACTCGCAATCATTCTAACCATCGTCGTCACCAACTGGACGGAAATCGGGGAGTTTAAGGACAGGTCCAATCGCTTCTTCTCTGTGCAGGAGGGGCAGATAGTCACGAATACGGTGGTTGACGTGCTTTTGGATGAGATTCCAGCCGAAGTTGTAAACAACCGAATAATGAATAGGCGGTTTGAAACCACCAATCGCTTCGTTCTGAAGTCAGTGCCGGGGTCGATACTCGCGGAGAGAAAGGCGGTGCTGATTGAATACGTTACAAATTGGTTCAGCACCAATGTTTTCTGGACTACCAATCCGATTATAGTCACGCCAACCAACAAGCCAATTCAGTGGTCATTAACTAACCTTTTCTGGTTGGGACGCGATGGCAAGAAGAAGGGTATAATCCCAATAATCAAACTTGAAGATTAACAAACCAATTTCCCGGTGGAATAGAGCGGGTGGGGACGCCACCTTTAGCGGGAGAGCCGCCGACATGCTTAGTTGTATTCGCATTCATTGAACACCACTGGGTTTCTGTTATGACCGACAAAGAGCGAATCGTGGCGATGGTTGACGACTTCACCGAGAAGCTGGCAGAGCATGTAGATAGCGTGAGAATCTTTGTAAGCTTTCCAACGCTAGATGGTGAATCCGACACCGCAAGCTATACTCGCGGCGGGGGAAATCTTTTCGCGCAACACGGCCAAGTCAGCCAATGGATGCTAGAGCAGAATCAGTACGTTGTGGAGCACGCCAAGAAAGAGTGCAGATGACCACTCCATCCCTAGAACAATACTTCAGCGACCGACTGCTTGCGCCGGTGCGTGAGTGGCAGAAGGAGTCCGATACGAACAAGGCGTTCTATTTGGGTGAGAAAACTTTCGAGTATGTTAAAACCATGACGGGCGATGAACCCATTCGATGCTGGTTTTGTGACGAACGAACTGATTATTGTCAGTGTGAAGATGGGCTATGACTGTTACCCGCCGCTACAATTTAGTCTGGGAGGACATGGACGATCTACAGATCGAAATGAGCTGCGTGCGCAAGGGCGGCAAGTGGAAGATGGGGGATGGGAAGGAGTATGGACTTGGGTTGTTTGAACATTTTAGAAAACTCCAAACATGCCTATGGCCAGATGACGACCATAATCGATGGAGTGATCTGATACTAAAAACCATTTTGGAAAACAGAATCACTGTTGTCCAAGGCTCACGCGATAGCGGAAAGACTCGCACAATGTCAAAATTCGCATTAGCGGATTATTTTTGCTTTCCGAACGAAACCCTTACGCTTATGTCGTCTACGGATATACGCGGTTTGGAGTTGCGGGTATGGGGGGATGTCAAGGATCTTTTCGATAGAGCGAGAGAACGGTGGAATTACCTGCCGGGAAATGTAGTCGATGCCAAACACGGTGTATTCACTGACACATTGGGAGAGGATGCAGATGTGCGCGACATGCGCCGTGGGATTCTCTGCATTCCATGCATCGGGAGCGATGGGCAGTGGTCTGGAGGTCTAGAAAAATTTGTTGGTATTAAGCAAAAGCGAAGGAGATTGCTTGGCGATGAGTGTTTTCCTGCCGGAACGACGGTTGATACCCCAAGCGGATCGTATCCGATAGAATCGATCCAAGTTGGAGATTTAGTTTACAACGCAATCGGAGTTGGAACTGTTATCGCTGCAAAATCTAGCCTAGCACAGAAGCTTTTAACGATTTCGTTTAGTGATGGAAGAAAAGTAACCTGCACGAAAAACCATGAGCTATTCACCCAACAGGGATGGGTGATGGCAGAAAACCTAACAAAAAACCACTACGTTTATGGAACCAAGAACACATTGTTACTCCTGCGGAATAAAACTGGATCCGAGGCACACAAGATTTTGCAGCAATGCCTGCTTCACGAAGTACAAGACTGGACCGGAGCATGCGGAGAAATACAGGAAGATTTTGTTACAGAAACACGCGGAAAATCCTCAATGGGCAAAGAAACTTGCGGAATTGACAAGGAACAGGCCGATGGATGTGAAAATGGCCGCAGCCGCAAAAACTCGGAAGAAGCTAATAGAGATGGGTTGGGGTCCACCAGTTCGCGGCGGGAATGGGCATGGCCCGACAGAACCAGAAAAACGCTTGCTCTGCATGGTGCCGAGCGCGGTTTACAATTTCTGCGTAAAGACGAAAATAAAACCGGGGAATGGAATTCCGACACATTACAAGATAGATGCTGCAATTCCACATCTGAAGCTGGCAATCGAAGTCGATGGGATGACGCACAACAGCCCAACAAGGAGAGCATCGGACGAAAGGAAAACCAATTTCTTACAGGAGCGTGGGTGGACAGTGTTACGGTTCAAGAACCGGGAGATAATGAATGCGTCGACGGCAGTGGTAGTACTGGCGGGCATCGAGTTTACAATCTCCAAATTAACAATCACCCAAGCTACAGCGTGAATGGTTTTTGTGTGCATAATTGCCAGTTTATGCACATCAACTATATCAACACCCTATCCAACCTTGACAAGGGCACATTCACCGGCTGTTTTGTTGGCAATCCAATCGGAGGCAACGGCAAGGCTCTCGACAAGATGGCCGAACCTGTGGCGGGTTGGGATTCCCTTGGAGAAATTACCAAGACCTGCACTTGGAAGAATCGACTAGATGGAATAACGGTCAATCTCGTAGGCATAGACTCACCAAACTTCGACGTTGATCGCCCAAAGGATTATCCATACCTAATTGATCAAGCAGACGTTGACCGCGTGTTGAAACGAAGCGGTAAAGACTCAGGCGAGTTTTGGTCACAGATTATGGGTGTGCGAAAGTTGGGAGTGGATACATACCGTGTCCTGACTCGCGCCATGTGCTTACGGTATGAGGCTTACAAGACCTGTATCTGGAGCGGAAAGGAAACTACTCGCGTGCTTGGAATCGACGCGGGTTACGGCGGCGACCCGTGCGAAGCGATCCTGTTGGAATACGGAGAGGAAGTTACGGGACAGACAGTAATCAAGTTTAACCAGACCGTCACTATTCCTCTCCTGATGAGTTCCAAGGATAGTGTCGAGGATCAGATTGCTATTTTCGTGAAAGGATTGCTCCCGCAACTGAATGTGCCGCCAACGAATGTTTTCTTTGAAGCTGGTATGCGTGCATCGCTGGCAATCAGCATGGCTAGGATAGTCGGTAACGAAGTCAACGCCGTGAACTTTGGTGGCTCTGCAACGGATCGACCTGTAAGCAACGACACTTTCACATTTGACGAAAAGACTCAGACGCGACGATTAAAGAAAGCATCGGAGCATTATTCAAAATATGTGACGCAAGCGTGGTTCAGCATTCGCCAAGCAGTAGAATCATATCAAGTGCGAGAGATGCCTGAAGATGTCGTGTCCGAACTGTCAATGCGTGAATGGCGATTCACCAACGGAAATCGTTACGAGCTTGAAACAAAGGCTGAATGCAAGGAGAGGATGGGTCAGTCCCCGAACAAGGCCGACGCGGCGGCGGTTGCACTAGAAGGGGCGCAGCGTTTAGGCTTCATCATAGAACGCATGAAAGTAGACGACAATTCCGCCGTCCAAGATCAGGGATGGCTTGACAAAGC